CCCGGTGGATATTTGTATTTTTTCGGAGAATTTTTTTTATTATTCGGAGAATTTTTTTTGTTAAAAATATTATTAAGTTCTTTTGCAAAATTATTATTTAATTTATTTAATTTATTATTTAAATTTTTTTCTCGAATAAATTTCCAGGTTTGCACAGAATTTTTTTTAATTTTATTTACCGCGGATTTAAATGGAACACCGGCTTTATTTTTATTTTTAGATGATAAAGCGTTTATACGTTTTTTGATTTCCCTTACATCCGTGTTCAAAGAAGGCATCAAATTCTTATACTTTTTCATCCATCGTTTTCCATACTCCTTTTCGATATCCTGCTTTATAGCCGTGTCAGATAAACGCCTTTTATTTATACGCTGTTTTACCTTTTCGTTAAGTACAGCTTTTCGCTTTTTCGCAATTTCCAGTGATCGTGATTCTTTCTTTGTTACAGTCTTACGTTTAGGTATTTTTAGTTTCTCACATAACGTATCCACCGTGTCAGTGTCAGATATAGCTACTCCCCGAGCTACAGCTAATGTTGCGAGTTTCTCTTTTGTATACGCTCGGCATGGTATATTGTTTACCTTAAATGTACCGAATGTTTTATCTTTTATTTTCGTACAAATTTGTGGTTTAGTAGTCTTTCTAGTTATATCAACTATACCCAATTTTTCTGCTACAGATATTAATCGAGGACGGTCGATTGTTCCACATTTACGGCCACCTATACGCACACCGTTAGTACCATTCTTATTTTTATTAAGATATGTCACGTTATTCGATTTGGTGGTTGTCTTTTTTTTATCGACTTTGGTATTAACCCTCGTTTTAATCTGTGGTTTATTAGGTGTGTTTATAAATCCGGGTTTAAAAAGACCCATAACTCTGAGCGATTTAACTAAATCATAACCTATCGGATTATACGCATCGTGTAAAGCTTTCACGGTTTTAGAACCCATAATTTGTATTTTACCAGATGTAAAGAGTTGAAATTTATTTCCGTAATATGTCATTTTCAACGCGGGTCTAAGTTCTGGTTCATAGCCGACATTACCCGATCTTACAAATGCACGGGCTACACCATCCAAGTTTATAGCGCCATTAGTTTGAAAGGTGCCAACTAAAGTTACGTATTGAATCGGATTATATAAAAAATTGTATTTGGACGCATATTTGTCTATGACAAATTTCCGTATCATCTCTGGATGTCTAGAATTATTATTTATCATACCACCCGCAACCTGCATCTTACCATTTGCATAAATTTTGAATAGGAACTTCTTTTTTTCGCCGTTCTCAAAACTATAACCATCTATCTGAGCCGCGAAATATCGATGCTTGTTCACGGTATTAGCGTTTGGAGTTACAGTGAATGTGTGTTTAGCTCCTATTTGCATTCGACCATATAATAATTTTATAGATTCTACTTGGATCTCAAAATTAGAATTTGGTGAAACGGGCTGTCTTTTAACTGGTTTTTTGTAAATAAGTTCTTTTACGTTTACGTTATAATTACCCTTTTTAGAATCCCCGTTAACAAAACCATTAAATATAGACATCTGGAGAGGTGATATTTTCATTCTTGATAAATTGGCGCGTTTGATTTTATTACCTACCATCTTCGTAATCCGCGCATTTATATTACCCAAATTTAATCTTGTATTACTTCGTAAATTATTTCTTTCTTGATTCGTCAAATACGGGGCCTGTCGTATTAGGTTATTTTTGGTCGTCGGAGAAACTCCGAGATTGTTATTTTCAAACTCGTTGAATAAACCCATATAATATGTAAAGATTTTAATCGGTTCCGGTAGACATTACAGGTTTTGCTGACATATCTATTATGTCCAACCCAAAAATAAATTCTGTACCATTTTGTTCCATTACTGGCATAGTATCATCACAACTCTTATACTTTGTAGGCTCGGTTACTCTCTTAACCTTAATTTCACGCGAACTAAATGGACCTGCCCATATATCTTGATTAAGCGATTTGTTCGTAACACCATGAAACTCTGAATACTTCTTTTTGAAAAATTTTAGTGGGCATTTCTTGTTTAGATCAAAATCGATACATGGTTCGGCTAAGAACATTTCCAAAGGACTACAGGCAGACCTGATCTGATTTTGAACAACTTCAAAATATTTTGGTACAATCTTCCATATATCCTTTTCCGGCCATTTTTGAGCGAATTCAAGATACGCGCGTACACATTTTTGTAAAATCGCAGGGATTTCACTTTCTAATTTACTTTCCAACGTAGGATCCGCGTCACGTACTTGTCTCGTAAAATCAGCGGTAAGTACACGACGAACTATACTACCCGATGTATCATTCCAATTAGGTACTTCATTCCCACCGAGTATACCGGGTATATTCCATACAAATGAACGAGCTTTTTCGTGCTTTACCGCAATAGAAACATCTTCACCACTCACAATAGATTGAAATTCGGCTTGTTCTAATGCAAGATCTCCTTTAATTTCTGGTGCGATAAACACAAAACCATCCATAATAGCAGATAAACCAAATTTTCTCTCCACGTTATTAGATAGCGTTTTCACATCCTCTGTGCAATAGAATTTTCTAAACACTTTCGTAATCAGCGTCGATTTACCTGAACGAGCTACACCTTTAAAAAATGGAATGCATTGCCATTTATCGATTTCATTTACATCATAACACAGACGGCCACCCAGCGCGAAAATCCATTCATATACGGATGTCTTAGGTCGATCTTGATCCAAATGTGGTGTACGGCTAAATTTCTGGTAATCTAATACGGAATCGAAATGAGGTGTAGGGATATCACGCCAATCTATCTTAGTATAATCTGGAAAGTTTTGATCAAAATATTTACAGCTCACTACAGTATGATCTAAATTTTTAAATTCCGTAGATTCGTATTTGTAAAAATTCGATCGATATACGGCACGAACAACCTTCTTTTCGGGGTCTATATCGGATCTTTCAGAATCGAACTCTTTACCCAAAAATATACCATTTTTAAATGACCATACGTGACGATCTTTCTTAATCTCGGGGAATTGCATATCTTTTGTATTTTCGAGATGTCTAATAAGATCGTTATGACTAGAGGCGCGTGTCGTTAGATTCTTCCATAGATCAAATTGAATCTCCTTTTTAGCGACACTGTACACGTATTCTTTTATACTCTCAAACGCTTTCCATGCCCTCGTTCCAGCACCGTCTTCTGTCTTAATCTGAATACAACAATATCCCTTGTATCGTTTAATTCCTCTATCGTATAAATCTTTTAATGTTTGTAGTAGCGCCTGTTGATAAGGTTGTAATTCTTCCACGTTTGATATCGTGGACATTCTAAAAATAGATGGATCGGTTTCGGGGTTAATTGGAACATATGTAGGTTTATTTACGCGTTCTATCATACGTGCATATCGAAATACCATATGCCAACCGTCGTCAACCTGATCAATCAGGCGGTTGATTCTTACAGACAATTTCATATCATTATCGTCTTCGATATCCATCATGTTAAGTGTATGGGCTCTATGATAAATTTCACATAATCTTTCTTTGATACGTTTAGATTTTGCTTCAACGTTGGTTATATCTATATTTATAGGTAATCCATCTTCGGTTAATTCACTAGGTGTAAAAAAATTTTTCCGAATACCTGGTCCTAGTGGTAAATATGGATTATTACGTTCGTTAATTTTCCACATATCTTCCAATTGTACGAGAAGTCTAATAACCTCATCGTGAGAATAATTTTGAATTTCATTAGACCACATGGCACTCATCGCATCATCTTCGTTCGGTGTTTCTCCGATGAAGTGAGTAGTAGCCACTGTCATTTCTAAAGTATGGGGTTGTTTTTTTAAGCGGTATTATTTTTTCTGGAGGGTTGATAAAAGTTTTACTAAAATTTTGTTTTGGATTTCTAGTTGATAGCCCATATTTACTAAAGCGCTACATATAGTATCACCTTCTGGCGTGGTAAGAGTAGTGGCGAGTATATTTTCTACAGGGGCCGTCTCATCTTCATCGTCGTCGTATTCATCTATGTTATATTCATCGATATCCATCGGCTGAACATCTGACACTGACTCAGATTCAGATTGAGACTCTTCAATTTCATCATTTTGTGTAGGTTCGGACATTATGAATTATGTTCAGGAAAAATAGATACGTTTTTTTCGCACTTTACCTTAAATTATTTTCTTGCTATATAGTACAACAACACACAAAAATGGCGGGCGGTTTGATGCAACTCGTGGCATACGGCGCCCAGGATGTCTATCTGACTGGCAACCCTAAGGTTACATTTTTTCAGGCGGTTTACCGTCGTCACACTAACTTCGCTATGGAGAATATTGAGCAAACCGTAAACGGTACGGCCGCCAACTCCGGCCGCGTATCTGTTACCATCGCTCGTAACGGTGATCTCGTTTCCGAGATGTATGTCGAGCTTAAGGCTAAGGACGGACTTGCAACTAGCACTGTAGACTCCACTGTCACCGATGCTTGCTGGGTCGCTGAGCGTGCTATTAAGGACGTCGAGTTATCCGTGGGAGGTCAGCGTATTGACAAGACTTACCAGAAATTCTGGCGTCTCTATTCCGAGCTTTACCTTGATGAGTCTAAGAAGGCGTCTTGGGGTAAGATGACCACCGCCGTTGACGGTCAGGTTTTCCTTCCTTTAATTTTCTTCTTTAACCGCAATCCTGGTCTCGCTCTCCCACTAATTGCTCTGCAGTACCACGAAGTAAGACTGGATTTCGATTTATCGGAACAGTTTGATACTCACACTGACGGCAGTACGTTTAAGGTATATGCTAATTACATCTACCTCGACACTGAGGAGCGTAGGCGTTTTGCTCAGAAAGGGCACGAATACCTCATTGAGCAGGTTCAGCACACCGGTGTTGATTCTGTCACTGCCTCCGGTGGTACAAAACAGGTAAGGCTTTCTTACAATCACCCCGTTAAGGAGCTCGTATGGGCTCTTAGTGCGGGTGATGCTCAGTCCGGTCTTTGGAACTTTACCAAGCACAAGACCTCCGGTACCATTGTTCTCGAGTCTAACGCGGCTGCTGTCGCAAATGTACTCGTTCCCACTGCGCTCTCCGGTGCGCCCATGCTTTCCACCACCGGAACCAAGGTTTTCACTGAGGAGGCGGCTGGTACCATCGATACCTTCAAGCTTGTACTCAATGGTCAGGATCGTATGAAGGAGCAATCTGGTAAATATTTCAACCAGCTTCAATCTTACCAGCATCACACTGGTTCCCCATACGCGGGTATCTATTCTTATTCATTTGCGTTAAAACCCGAGGAACACCAACCTACAGGCAGTTGCAATTTTTCGAGGATAGATAATGCGCAGGTAGCTATTAAGACTGTGTCTGATAACACCGATGCGACCAATCTTCACATGTTCGCTATTAACTATAACGTCCTTCGTATCCAATCGGGTATGGGTGGTCTCGCCTTCTCTAACTAAGCATACAAATCAAATTTGTATTTGCTATTAAAAATAATTAATTAAATCTTCATTTTTAAAATGCATAGTACCATTGCTGTTTAAAAATGATTAACAAGCCTAAGTCGGTGTATGTTTTTGTTCGAAATACTTGCTAGTAAGACGCCCCCCACACCGATCGGTACGGATAGCAAATAACGTACTTAAATATAAGCCTCTCGTTCTAGATAATGATTAAGAAAATATTTGAACTTTTTCTTAAAGTGGATAAACCAATACTCGGGCGATGGGGTATCAAAACATGTAACGATATATCCGCAAATATCAATTCGATTTATCAAAACAGGGATCATTGTGGTGATACGATTTGTAAAACACCTAAAAAAGCATCCGAATACCCTATCAACACTTCACAACGGTATTGTCAAACCAATATAAAAGATACGAAAGATAAACAAACATGATAGATATCCACACA